AAAAACAAAACAATAAGGCGAAAGAAACGGCGTTTAAAATACCAGGAACCGCATTTACTACTATAACCACCAATGTCAATTTTAGAACATCTATTCACACCGATAAAGGCGACGATAACGAAGGGTTCGGCAATTTAGTGGTGATTGAGAAGGGTAAATATAGCGGGGCAGAAACTTGCTTCCCTCAATATGGAATTGGGGTAGATGTTCGAACTGGAGATATATTATTCATGAACGTACATGAATTACACGGTAATTTACCAATGACACCCATTGACGCAGACTCTCGTCGACTTTCTGTTGTATGCTATCTCCGAGAAAATTTATGGAAACGAACTCGTGAAAAATCAGAATACTTTTTCAAAAAACACATTAAAACGCTTCGTAATTTAGGTAACAAAACGAAAATTGATAATAAAACTCGTAAAAACAAACGCAAGTAAATGCAATTTATTCTATAAAACGTATCCTTTTTATAGAATCTAGAGAATGACGATTATTTTGGCGATTCATCTCTCTTAATGCGTGCCATGCGAACTTCAGTCATGCCATTATCGCGATGAAAAACACTAACGTACCCCGGATATTTTTTTTCTAAATATTCTGCGGCGAATCGATTAGCATCTAAACGTCCCTCGGTAACACCTAATCCACCAGGTGCGTGTTTTTTTGCCTTTATAGTAACATCATTGTAACGAACGACGCCTCCATCCTTAATGAAATATTTAATGCTCTGTTCGTAATCTTCCTTTTCTTTAATTTGAGACGAAGGTTGAACCGTCTTTGTTTTGCGGTTTATGAAACCGTATAAGGTTCCTATGATAAACTTCAAGTCCGTTGTTGTTTTATTTTTCATAAAAAAGGGATTATGTACGGGATAAATGCCCCATATATACAGGTTCTCTTTCTTCAATGTAGTAAATGCGTCTGAAAAAAACTTATGGACGTTGGATATTTTTTTTAATTCTTTGTCTGATACTTTTTTAAAAAGACCTTCTACATCATCATCGATCGAAACGATTGCTTGATTTTCAGCATAATGGTTCACAATGAACTTGCGTTGTTCTGTAATTCCGATTTTGCCTACTACTATTTTACCATACATTTCCTTTGGGATTGCATTCTTGTATCGTTTTTCCTCGGCTTTATTCGCAACGAAAATATGGACTACATTACTAGGAACTCCTCCATCTGAAAGTGTTTTCAACGATTTTTGGACGATCGCGTCGGGACGATTATAGGACGGAATTGCCACGACATAGGATTTTGTAGGTCTATTCTTTCTTGTTTTACGGGCAGACATCTCTAATATATATATTTTTGAGAAATTATATGACATACAAAAAAAATAAAAGGGATGTTTGAATCGCATGTTATGGAAAGAATTTTCTGGTGGCATATATTGATGAATTTTTATATTTTTTATTATTTTTATTTTTTTTATCTTCTATTACTGTCATAGATTGAAATTTATATCCATATACGACTTTATTTGTAATAATATCTATTAGGTCTACTCGTGAATCTTCTTCTGAATAAAACCCTATTTTTTTTAGTTTTTTAATAAAATTTTTGAAAGCAGTTAAGGTTATCTTATCATTGCATATTATTTCCATAAATTTACAAGTAAACCTGTTATTTGTCTTATACAGAAAATTACCCTTTTCTACATACTGATATGTACGCAAATTCAGATTATTCACTATATCATCAATATTTTTCTTATCTATTATTTTGGTTTTATATGAAAATTCATTTTTTCCAGTACACGCTAATCTGATTTTATACATTTCATAATAACATAATTATTACTTTATATAGGTTTAGTTCAAAATACATGCGTCTAATTCGGGTATAGTATTTTCATCAAAAGTGGTAAAACAATTCACGTGCGTAACACTGATTGAATGTTTCTCTTTTGGATTAATCTCCTTTACATAATCACGAACGCGTAATGTATATGACATATGGACGTGGAAATTATTTATGTTACAAATGATGATATTCAAAAATAACCCGCTATATCCAGTAATGTAATATTCTATGTCTATTTTTTTATTCTCAAAAATCATATTCGCCATTACTTGTAATAAACGAAATTTGATATCTAAATATTGATTTTTCTTCTCAATTCGTGTCATTTTCATACATCTTGTGGCTAAGTGGTCTAATTCTTGCTCGGAAAACGGTATATTCAAATTTTTATGTTTGAAATAAATGTATTTCAGTAAATAATGACATACACAATCGGATAAACGACGAATAGGTGATGTAAAATGACAATATTCGGGCATCCCTACCAAATCGTGTGATTCTATGTTAGCCATATAGTCAGCACGAATACCATTTGTTATTATTTCTTGTAATAATTCTTCCCCTGATATTTCATTATACACGGTTTGTAACCATTCACTCGCATTGCATGTTCTAAAAATACCCGTATTTAAATTTATTTTTAAATACTCACCTACAAAAGAGTTCGCAAAAATAGCAAATTCGGCAATCATTTGTTTCATCAATCGTTCTTGCGGTGTATCTTCGTATAAATAGACGTGATTATCTTCATATATCGGGTAGGCTGTAGAAACTTCATTTAATTTGATTCCTTTTGTTTTTAATGAACGTCTCGCTTTTAATGTTTCGCTTATTTGTAATCCTATAGTAAACGCATTCATTTCGTCGCAAACGACCGACGCACTATTATAACTAAATGCGTTCTCCTTTTTTACAAAAATGGTGGTAAATAATAATTTGATTTCGTTAATAGGTTCATAGGTGGTTGAATTTATTTCAGATAATACTGTAATCGCATTTTTAGTATTACCTTCTTGCGTTCCTTGTAAACTGGATAGTTCTAACACTTGATCGGGCATCATGTGAATTGGGGCACGATTTGATGGATATTTTGTTGTTGTTCTCTTCACAATATCCTTCCATAAATTCGAATCTAAATCAATGTATTCAGTTGGGTCAGCAATATGGATTGCGAAATATAGTTTATTGTTTTCACTATATACAGAAAACGCATCATCCGCATCTTTACAGCCAATTGGGTCTATACTATACGTTTCATATGAGGTCATATCTACTCGTTCGTTTTTTGCAATAGAATAGGGATGATTATTGGATATATTACTCGTAAGTATTTCATCTTTGGCAATATCCCTTTTAATTCCATATTTTGGTTCAACTATGTTTGTATAATTATCTTCATAAACTTGATTATTCATTGTCTACTATCAATATAATTGGTTATGATGGTATTTAATTATATACTTTTTTTGTTATAATACTAATATGTGCGTGATTGAGTAAATGTAATTCACTTTATTGTCTCTTCCGAAAAGACATAAAGTATTTTCTATGTATAATATAATATTGAATAAGTAATGGGTTTTACAGATAAAATGTGTCATGATGTTGCTAACAAAATTATAAATGATATATTTTTAGTAAAATATATACCGACTATCAACATGAATAAAACTTGGTATGAAAACTTAAACAATTTTCTTGTAACAGAATGGGACCGTCTTCAAGAAAGTGAAGATACACAAAGTCAATTTACCGAAGATGAAGAACATATCATTACAGTTGAGGCAATGCAAATTTTATTGGATAAATTAGACGTGGATGAAGATGAATTTGAAGACCACGAACAACATGTCGATTGGAGGAGATTCGATGATATAATCGGACACTACACTTGTTATGGTAACAATTTATAGTTTTGATAAAATATATAAACGGTTGTCTATAGTATATATTGTAAAATAGAATAATGGATAAAGACCTTCGAATCAGTGAACTTGAAGATAAGGTCGCTCAATTAGAAGCAGAATTGCAGGCTACAAAAGAGCATTTGAAACGGTATACTGCTCCGGAAAGTAGAAAAGAGTATTATCAGAATAATAAAGAAGTTATCAAAGACCGCGTTAAGAAACATCAAGAAGAAACCAATTATAAGGCTAATTACAAACCTACCCCAGAACAGAAAAAGAAATGGGCTAGAACTGCATATTTGAAAAAGAAGGAGAAATTAACGCAAGAGAAGAATGAGAATATTTAGGGGTTATATAGTTATATTGTAATAAACTATATAAAATGAAATCTACATATAATATATCAAAGTATTATGGGAGGACCACCTCCAATATGTATTCACAATAAACAAAAACAATACTGTCGAGATTGTGGTGGTAGTGCTTATTGTATACACAATAAGCGTAAATCCAGATGTGTAGAATGTGGCGGTAAATCATTATGCGTTCACGGTAGAGAAGAATATAATTGTATAGAATGTGGAGGAAAAGGTATATGTGAACATGGTAAACGACGAAGACGTTGTGTAGAATGTGGTGGCGCCGCTATATGCGAACACAAACGAAATAGACAACATTGTGTAGAATGCAAAGGTTCTTTAATTTGTGTTCATGATAAAATGAAAGCACGTTGTAAAATATGTGATGGTAGTCAGTTGTGTAAATCTACATTATGCGAGACGAGAGGTATTAAAAAATACAATGGGTATTGTTTACCGTGTTGTATCCATTTATGTCCTGATATTAAAATTTCAAGGAATTTCAAAACAAAAGAAAACGATATAGTAGACCGAGTGAAAAACGAATTCCCTGGGTTTTCTTGGGTATGTGATAAAAGGGTAGTTGACGGGTGTTCTAAACGACGACCTGATTTATTATTAGATATGGGGACTCATATTATAATTATTGAAGTAGATGAAAATAAACACGATACTTACGATTGTAGTTGTGAAAACAAACGATTAATGGAAATTTCCCAAGATGTGGGTCATCGTCCAGTTGTGTTTATTCGATTTAATCCAGATAATTATCTAAACAAAGATGGAAAGAAAATAAGTTCTTGTTGGAAAGTAAACGGGTATGGTGTTATGCAAGTATCTAAGACTAAAATAATCGAATGGGAAGAAAGAATTCAAGTATTATTCTCACAAATTCAATACTGGGTAGATAATACTACTGAAAAAACTGTTGAAATTATTGAATTATTCTATTGATACATGTCTATTTGTGTATAATAAAAACGTTATATTTTTATTATAATTTTTATGGAGATTCAAAAACAACAGGGCATTTGATTAACTATTTTACATTTTTTATTTATTTTTTGTGTTTTATAATTTTTATTTTGTTTTTGTGGGAAAACCCTTTTTATTAAAATACTTTGTAGGTCACATTAAATGTATGTCACAAACTAATTTGAATATGCTATAC